GCAGAGTACAGCATAGAGATGGCTCAAGACCTTAAGGCGATTCATGGATTGGACGCTGAATCTGAATTAGCAAATATCCTCTCAACAGAGATACTTGCTGAAATTAACAGAGAAGTTGTTCGTACAATCTATGTAAACGCTGTTAAAGGTGCTATCGCTAACACTGCTACAGACGGAATCTTCGACTTAGATGTTGACTCAAATGGTAGATGGTCAGTTGAGAAATTCAAGGGACTTCTATTCCAGATTGAAAGAGATTCAAACGCAATCGGTCAAGAGACAAGACGCGGGAAGGGCAACATTTTGATCTGCTCTGCAGACGTTGCATCTGCTCTCGGAATGGCTGGAGTACTTGACTATGCACCTGGTCTTCAAGGCAACAGTGCATTAACAGGAGTAGACGATACTTCCTCTACACTTGTTGGTACTCTTAACGGACGTATCAAGGTTTATGTTGACCCATATTCTTCAAACGTAGCTGATAAGCACTTCTACGTTGCAGGATACAAAGGTACATCACCTTATGACGCAGGATTATTCTACTGTCCTTACGTTCCATTACAGCAAGTTAGAGCAATCAACCCTAACACCTTCCAACCAAAAATCGGGTTTAAGACACGTTATGGTATGGTTTCAAACCCATTCTCAGGTGGTCTTACACAAGGTTCTGGTGCACTTACAGCTAACGCTAACAAGTACTACAGAAGAGTACAGGTTGCTAACCTCATGTAATTCTCTTAAGAAAGAATTAATATTAAAGCACCCAAAAGGGTGCTTTTTTATACTAAATAATATTACACGTGTGAAAAGGGGAAGGAGTGTCTGCAAAGGCACTCTTTTTTTTGTCACTAAATAAAGATGTAGAGTATGTTTAACTATGATTAATGATGTAAGGTTTGAGGACTTCATTGGTATTTTTGATACTAATTACAATACTCAACCACTTATTGACTATTGGGAATATCAACATAAGTGTGGTGCTACGTTTAATCGTAAAGGTATCTTTAATCAAGAACGCAAACCACATCAACGCAAAGATCAATGCCTCGCCACTGAGGATTTTATACTAGATCATAACTGTGGTTATGAATATATGAAACAGTATAATGAAATTACTGGTGAATGTATGGAGTTATATGTTGATGAGTATGAAAGTTTGATGCAGTATAGATACCAACAAGTGTATCTAAACGTTCAGAAAACTGAACCAGGTCAAGGTTATCATGCATGGCATTCTGAAAATGGTTCTCTAGGAACTAATCGTAGAATATGTGCAACTATGATGTACCTTAATGATGATTTTGAGGGTGGGGAGACTGAGTTTCTTTACCAACACAAACGTTTCAAACCCAAGAGAGGACAAGTATTAATCTGGCCAGCAGGGTTTACACATACTCATAGAGGATTACCTCCTTTGGATGGTGCGAAATACATTTCTACATCATGGACAGAAAACATAAACGCATAAAATGGCAAATTGGTATCAAGATCAACTGACTAATAAAAACTTTCTATCTCCTATAGGATTTTTATTCTTATTGGATAGAGCAAAGAAGACAACATTCTTATGTCAGAAAGCAAATATACCCGCATTTACAACAGGTAATATTGAAATACCGACACGTGGTTTTGTCACCATACCAGTTGAGAGTACAGCATCATATGAAGATCTAACTATAGAGTTTATAGTAGATGAGGACTTAAGAAACTATATGGAAATTCATAACTGGATGAGAGCATTATCTACACCAGGTGAATACGAGGATAGATATAATTGGAATCAAGAAAATAGTGTTAGGGGAACTGGGAATGATCCACGATTCTCTGATGCTACATTGCAAGTATTGAACAATAATAACCTTGCAAACTTTGATGTTGTTTTTAAATCAGTCTTTCCTATCAACTTATCATCACTACCATTCGATGTCACAGGATCAGACAATAATTATTTTACAGCAACAGCAACTTTTAGATATACCTTGTATGAGGTAAGGAACGTCAATTCACCAACACGTAGGTAAACATGTACAATTTTAACATCAAACAATCTTTCATCTCATTTGTAGAGTGGGATAAGAAACTCATCAAGAAATTTCAAGATAAATATAAGTTGTCAGACTACCAAATCAATTGTCTTGCTTTCGCTAAGGGGTTTATAATAGGTGCTATTCTCCTTTGAAAAAACCTTCGGTGAAGGTGTAGATCCTTGGTATGACAAGGCAGAACGATGGGTTAAGAAGAAATTCAAGAACCCTTACGTCAGGCATCTAGCACTTGGTTTGCTAGAGTGGTTGAAAAAAAAGTGGATCTATGCTAAAATAGAAAACACAATGCGATCAGTTGACGCACAAGCTGAACAATTAGTAAAAGAGTGGGATCAAAATGAAAGATCAAACCATAGACACATCGTGGAGACAGGAGTATTTGGAGATGAAGGCTGGTCTCTCGAAATTTCAAATCCAGTTGTTGAGAGAAGGTCCGAAGCAACTAGCACAGGCATGGTTACTGGGAGCAATGCACAGCGACTACGAAAAGATGAAAGGGATCAAACCCAAATACGACAAGAAAGCAGTGAACTGCCAAAGCAGTCTCCAAGAATTCTTCAAGGAAACGAAGGATCAAGGAGTATAATACCCGACCCTTGGTTAGATTATGAATCTGGAACAGATACAGGAGATGTGGAAAAAGGATTCAGTAATTGATAACGATCTTTACTGCGAAGAATCCACAAAGATACCACAACTTCATATGAGATATATGGAATTATATACGACGTTCGGTCTGATGAAGAAAGAACGTGAGATTGAGATGAAAAGACTTATCCGAGAGAAATGGATATACTATAAAGGTAAGGCACCCTCATCTGTATATAAAGAGATGCCATTCGATTATAAATTAACTACGAAGGAAGAAGTTAATATGTTTATAGAAGGTGACGATGATATAAGAAAGTTGCAATATAAAATAGAGTATGTAGAACAATGTCTTAATTACCTAGATGGTGTATTGAGACAGATCAACAATAGAAATTTTCAAATTAAAAATGCTATTGATTGGACTAAATTTCAAAACGGATTATGAAGCACGTACTATTTGATTTAAAGCAATGTCTAATAACTTCTTCATTAGATGACGAAGAGTATGTCAAAGAAACTTTGATAGAGGCAGCAAAGATTGGCAACTTAGAAGTACTAAAAGTTGACACTCACAAGTTTGAACCACATGGTGTTACTGGTTATGCACTACTTGCAGAGAGTCATATAAGCATACACACCTGGCCAGAAGATGATGTTGCTAGGTGTGATTTGTTTTCATGTAATCCAAACACAGATTATAAAGCAGTAATAAGATATATGCAAGATCGCTTTCACTCTATGGAAGTTAAAAGATGGGGATGTGATAGATCAGACTGGATATGAAATACGGTGCTGCCTATAGAGTCATTGAATTAAATGATAGTGCAATGACTAAGATTCAACGCACACTTGAGAGTCAAGATTTACAGTTTAGTGACAGTGTAGTTCATAATAGTGATGAAGCAAAGTCTCATGAAGATAGAGTATCACGACAAGCATGGATAAGAGAACCACAGTTTTGTCAGATGTTTATTGATATAGCAAAGGTAATGAATGAACAGAACTGGTGGTACTTAGATATACAAGGATCTGAACCCATACAGTTTGGAATATATCCTGAGGGTGGTAAGTATGATTGGCATGTAGATCAACATCCTAAACCTGTACAAGGTATGGTAAGAAAAATAAGTATGACCCTTTTTATGAATGATCCTAGTGAGTACGAAGGAGGCGAGTTTGATTTGGAGATATATAAACCAGAGACTGATTGTAGATACGAAACATTTAAGTTGAAGAGAGGTTCAGCAATCTTTTTTCAATCTGATGTTTGGCACAGAGTTAGACCTGTAAAATCTGGAGTCAGAAAATCAATAGTAGCATGGTTTTATGGACCTCCTTATAAGTAAGAAGAATGAAGTCTATTTGAAAATTGAGGCACAACCTCATATAAATTATGAGTTGTCAGATTTTTTTACCTTTGAAGTAGAGTCTGCAAAGTATATGCAGAAGACAAGAAGATATAAAGGATGGGATGGAAAGATAAGATTATATTCACCTGCTAATGGTGAGATCTACTGTGGTCTAATAGACTACCTCACTGATTGGGCAGATAAGAAAGGGTATGACTATGTTTTAGATGAAGATGAATTCTATGGTCACCCTCAAGAAACAAATGATTTAATTACTCCTGAGGGAGTTGCTTCATTTGTACAGAGTCTACACTTGAATCATAGGGTGAGGGATTACCAATATCAAGCAATATACGAATGCCTGAAATACAACAGACGACTCCTATTGTCGCCAACTGCAAGCGGGAAATCCTTGATGATCTATTCATTAGTAAGATACCATGTTAATGCGGACAGAAATGTATTAATAGTTGTACCCACAACATCTCTTGTGGAACAAATGTATAAAGATTTTAAAGAATATGGTTGGAATGTAGGTCATCATTGCCATAAACTTTATGCAGGAGCAGAGAAATATACGAATCATGATGTAGTGATTTCCACATGGCAATCAATATACAAAGAACCTAAGAAATGGTTTGATAAATTTGACTGTGTAATAGGTGACGAAGCACATCTATTCAAAGCAAAGTCTTTAACATCACTCATGGGTAAACTCCACGATTGTAAATATCGTATAGGTTTTACTGGTACATTAGATGGTGCTAACGTCAATCAGTTAGTGTTGGAGGGAGTTTTCGGTAAATGCTCTAAGGTGACAAAGACTAATGAGTTAATGAAACAAGGATATCTTTCTAAATTAAAAGTAAAAATTGTACTAATAAAACATAAAGAAAAACTATTTGAAGGATACCAAGACGAGATGGATTATCTTGTCGAGCATGAACCTAGAAATAAATTTATCAAAAACCTAGCAAAAGATCTCAAAGGTAATACACTAATTCTATTTAACTACGTAGAAAAACATGGTCTGCCTTTATATAATATGATAAATAGTGATACAGAGAGACCTGTATATTTTGTACACGGAGGGGTAGACACGGAAGACAGAGAAGAAATTCGATTGTTGACCGAGAAATCAGATAATTCTATTATCGTTGCATCCTATGGTACATTCAGCACAGGTATAAACATTCGTAATCTACACAATGTTATATTTGCTTCTCCTTCTAAATCTCGTATTCGTAATTTACAAAGCATTGGACGAGTTCTTAGGAAAGGAGACAACAAATCAAAAGCAACTCTTTATGATATTGCTGATGACATATCCACTGACAAAGGAAACAATTATACATTGAATCACTTGTTAGAAAGAGTTAAAATTTATAATGAAGAAAAGTTTGATTATGAGATCATAGATGTTAAACTCAAAGATGATTAGTTACGCTAAACACGAAGAAGAATTTTACGGAGTTTTGAAACTCGTAAGCGGTGAAGAAGTGTTGGGTAAAGCTGTGTTAACAAATGAGGGTAATGAAACTTTATGTTTTATACAAAACCCAATAGCAGTGCAGATGGTGGAAAGAGAATTAGATGGAGACAGATTGGCACGAGGCATTGGTTTTTCTAAGTGGATGCAATTGTCTGATGAAGATTTTTATGTGATAAGAGAAAAAGATATACTAACAATATCTGCTATGTCTAAACAATGTATATTCATGTATGAATCATATCTGAAGGGCGAGTCACCTGATAGCAGAAGAGAAAAAATGGAACAAGATCCCAACAAACATTTGGGATATTTGGGTTCTATTGATAATGCAAGAACTTTATTTGAAAAAATATATAAAGGTAAATAATATATTCAGAAACCTCTACACGGTTTAGTGTACAGCAAATTGACAAGTTTGTCAAGTCCTGCTATAATAAAGTATCCAAGAGGAGATATATGGCTGCACGAGCGAGCACCAAGAAAAAACAACACTACGTTGATAACAAAAAATTTCTTGAGGCAATTATTAAGTACAAAGAAAAAGTTGATATTGCCAAAGCGAAGGGTCTCCCAAAACCTCGCGTCAACAATTATATCGGTGGGTGCTTTTTAAAAATAGCAACACACTTATCATACAGACCAAACTTTATTAATTACATGTATAAAGATGATATGGTCTGTGATGGTATAGAAAATTGTATACAATACATTGACAACTTTGATCCTACTAAATCAAGAAATCCATTTGCATATTTTACTCAGATAGTGTATTATGCATTTCTAAGACGTATAGCAAAGGAGAAACGTCAGATGGATATTAAAGATAAGATTCTAGAGAAATCTGGATACGATCATGTCTTTAGTGTTGACGGAGACGCAAGTGCAGACTATAATCAAATTAAGAACAGAGTGGAGATGAATCAAAAGCGATGAAATTATTGCTGATAACTGATCAACACTTTGGTGTTCGTAATGATAACAAGCACTTTATCAATCACTACAAAAAGTTTTATGGTAAAGTTGTCATACCTTTTATAAAAGCACATAACATAGAACATATCTTTTGTTTAGGTGACACGTTTGATAAACGTAAGTCTATAAATTTTAATTCACTAGATGAATGTAGAGAGATGTGGTTTGACCCTCTAAGAGAAATGGGTGTCAGAATGGATATGCTCGTAGGTAATCATGACATATATTATAAGAATACATTACGAGTCAACGCACCCGATGAACTTTTGGGTGAGTATCATAACATCCATGTAATTACAGAACCTACTAATATCACATATGATGGTTTAGATGTTCTATGTTTACCTTGGATATGTGACGATAATCTTGAGGAAACATTTAGAGCAATCAAACAATCCAAAAGCACAGTGTGTATGGGTCATTTAGAACTTAATGGTTTTGAAGCACATCCTGGTCATGTCATGGAACGTGGTATGGATCATTCTGTGTTTAAAAAATTTAAGAAAGTGTTTACAGGACACTACCATTCTAAATCACATAAAGACAACATTTATTATCTTGGAAATCCCTACCAACTTTACTGGAATGACTTCGGATGTAAAAGAGGCTTCCATGTTTTTGATACGACTACTCTTAAGACTACTCATTATAGGAATCCCTTTGACGTTTTTGTTAAATTGTATTATAATAATGGAGTTAGTCTCCCAAACGAAAGAGATGTCGAAGGAACATTCGTCAAACTCATCGTAGAAGATAAAGGTGACTATGCTAAGTTTGACTATGCAGTTAAACGTTTGCAGGATATGAACATTGCAGATCTTAAGATTGTAGAAGATCTTAGTATTGCAGGAACTGGTGTTGATGTATTAGAAACTGAAGATACTTTAACATTACTCGATACCTACATAGATGAGATAGATCTACAAGTAAGTAAAGATAATGTGAAGAGTGTGATGAGATCTCTATACATGGAGGCATCAGCAATTTAATGTTCGTATTAACAGATAAAAAATCGGGCGGTATATATTCCGTTCTAAACAAAGATAATCAAAAAACTGTTCAATGTTTTGAAGAGGAATCTGATTGTCAAAGATATCATGACATGCTCATTGCTAATGATACAGATCACGAACTACTCATACAAGAAGTAGAAGATGAAATGATTGAAGTCCAATGTGGATCTCATGGATATCGTTATATGGTAATAAAATCAAACGACCTAGTTGTCCCTCCCCCTAAAATATTCCCTGATAAAAAATAGTGATTGTATTTGAAACGATCGCATGGAAGAATTTTCTTTCTACTGGCGATCAATGGACTGACATCCAACTTGATGATGCAGGTGCGACACTTATTGTCGGATCTAATGGTGCAGGTAAATCTACTATGTTAGATGCCCTGTGTTTTGCTTTATTTAATAAACCTTTTAGAAAGATAAGTAAGAGTCAACTGGTAAATAGTATCAATGAAAAAGGAACTAAGGTACAAGTCACATTTAGTATAGGGAGGGATGAGTATCGTGTATTCAGAGCAATCAAACCGAATCTTTTCGAGCTTTACAAAAACAATAAGTTGGTTGATCAGGACGCTGCGACTAAGGATACCCAGAAATATCTCGAACAGAGTATTCTCAAACTCAACTTCAAGTCCTTCACACAAGTCGTCATCTTGGGTTCATCCACATTTGTCCCCTTCATGCAACTCACCGCACCTAACAGGAGAGAAGTTATCGAAGATCTACTCGACATCAAGATCTTCTCGCACATGAATACGATCTTAAAAGATCGATACAAAGTAGCATATCAACAAAGTAAAGATTGTAGCAACCTTCTATCTATAGCAGAAGAGAGGTTAAAATCACAGGAAAAACTTATAAAATCCTTAAGAGAAGTAAACAGTGTTAGAAGGCAAGAGAAAGAAGATAAAGTAGTACAAAATAAAGCCTTGATTGAGAGTATTGAACAGGATCAATCCCAAAGAAAAGATGAACTCAGTGTACTCGATAAGCAACTGATTGATACAGAATCACATCAATACATATTATCTGACCTTAAATCTAAGACAGCAGATTTAAAATCTGAGATGAAAAGGGTATCTAAGGAGATGAAGTTTCTTAAATCACATGATACTTGCCCTACATGCACACAAACAATAAGTACAGAATTTAAAGAAGGAAAGATAGAGTCACTAACTACCAGTGGGGTTGACTATGCAAAGAAGCTAAAGAAAGAACAAAAAGCTATTGAAGATGTAGTTTCTATCTTAGACGAAGCCAATATGTTATCAATGAAAGCTCATGAACTACGCACTGAGATATCTACATTCGATAGAGATCTTGTAAGATTAGATTCTGAGAACCTATCAATAGAAAAAGAACTTAGTAATCTAGTTGCAGCACCTAAGATTGAGAAAGAAGAACATGTTTTAAAAACATTGGTAGATGATTTTGAAGATACTAAGATTGATTGTGGTAAGGTAGCACAGAAGATAGATGAATATCATACAGTAAGAAGTTTACTACAAGATAGTGGCATCAAGAGTCGTATAATCAAGAAATATGTACCAATCTTTAATCAACTTATCAATAAATATCTGCACAGTATGGATTTCTTTGTTAACTTTACTCTTGATGAGGAGTTTAATGAAGAGATCAAGAGTCGTTTTAGAGACGATTTTTGTTATGCATCGTTCTCAGAAGGTGAGAAACAAAAGATTGACCTAGCACTTCTCTTTACTTGGAGAGAGGTAGCACGTATGAAAAACTCAGCAGCAACTAATCTGTTGATTCTTGATGAAGTATTTGATAGTTCTCTTGATGCTGATAGCACAAGTGCATTACTTGCTATACTAGGAACGTTAGGAAACAATACGAACATCTTTGTTATATCACACAAAGGTGACATTCTTATTGAAAAATTCCATAGGACATTAAGATTTGAAAAGATCAACGACTTCTCTAAATTGGTGGACGATTTATAAGGTGTCCACTTTTTGTTTGCAAACACATCTAAAGGTACTATAATATGGGTATAGACGAGACACCCATGCTAATCAACCAAGAAGTAAAAGGACAACTTGCAAAACTACTTGCAACAGAGAACCTTACAATCGAACATCGTAAAGTCACTACAGCATACTTTGATGTAGAGAAACGTATCTTATGTCTTCCTATCTGGAAGTCTGCTTCTAATACAGTATACGATTTACTTGTAGGACATGAGGTTGGTCATGCATTATTCACACCTGCAGACAAACTAAATGGTGCAGATAGATCATTCGTAAATGTTCTTGAGGATGCACGTATCGAACGTATGATGAAGGTCAAGTATCCTGGTCTTCGTAATACATTCTTCAAAGGTTATCAAGAGTTATGGAATGATGGGTTCTTCGGTGTATCAGATGACGATATAGAGCAACTATCTTTGATTGATCGTATGAATTTATTCTTCAAAGGTAATTCATCACTAGACTTTGATTCAGAAGAGCAGGTATGGGTAGATCGTGCAGCAACTACAAAAACTTTTCAAGATGTACTAGACCTAGCACGTGATATGATGGATCGTGCAGAGCAGAAAGATCAAGAGAAAGTAGATGAGACAGAACTTCCAGAGATACCATTCAACGGAGAGAAAGATGGTGATGGTGAGTATGAGTTAGGTGAAAAGCAACCTGCACCTAAAGGAGAGGGAGAAGATGGTGACTCTCAAGGTCGTCCAGATCGAGGAGAGGATGAGACAGACTTTGATGATGACTATGAAGACGAGGGACTAGACTATGATACACAAACTACAGGTGAGCAAATAGGTGGTGGCACTAATCTAGGAACAGATTTTACAACAGTAAAAGAAACAGAGTGTGTCACAGAGGAAGCACTAGCAGAATCTATTGAGACTCTTGTTGATGAAGATTCAAGAGAGTGGGTTTATCTTTCACTACCTAAGATCAAAGATATCAACAAAGTTATTATTGGACACAAAAAAATTCAAGAAGATCTAATACAACATTTTGATTATGAGTACAATAAAGACTTAGACCCAACAGAAAATAGTGATTGGAGACAACATCAAATCAAAGAGCAAAGAGCAGCAATTGATTTTTCTAAAGACCACTACTTAAAATTCAAGAAGTCAACTGGTAAGACAGTAAACTATCTTCTCAAGCAATTTGAAATGAAGAAGTCTGCTGATCAGTACAAGAGACAGGCAACATCTAAAACTGGTGTTATCAATACTCAATCTCTATACAAGTACAAGTTGACAGAGGATATCTTCAAGAAGATTACAGTAATACCTGATGGTAAGAATCATGGTCTTGTTATGTTCCTTGATTGGTCTGGTTCTATGAGTCAGTGTTTACTTGATACACTTAAGCAAACATACAACCTAGTATGGTTCTGTAAGAAAGCAAACATTCCTTTCAGAGTCTATGGTTTCCAGAGTGGATATCATTCTTCTTACAGATTTGGTTCATACTTACATGAGGGTTTTGAGCATCAAGAACATCAACTTGCAGTTGGTGACGATTTCAGATTACTTGAGTTCCTTTCATCAAGACAGAACAATAGATCACTAGAGAGTTCTATGAAAGCACTTTATATGCAAGTATTTTCAATGAACAACTACAACATCAAAGGATGTGAAAAGTATGGTCTTGGTGGTACTCCTCTAGCAGAAGCAATCTACTGTGCAAAAACAATCGTTGCACAAATGAAAGCACAAGAGAAAGTTCAGAAAGTAAATGTTGTATGCTTAACTGATGGTGAAGCAAATCCAATGAACTATACTACTAGACAATCTTGGGATGACGATGATGATAGACTACGTTCAAGAAATGTTTGCAGTAGTTCTCATGTATTCGTTCTTCGTGATAAGGCAACTGGTTATCAGAAACGTCTTAATGGTAGTCCTTACCTAACCACTAAAGAGATCGTATCATACATGAGATCAATCACAGATTACAACTGGATAGGTATTCGTTTATGCTCTAAGTCTGAAGTAAACAGAGTAATCAGAAACATTACTGATAACTTTGATGACATTCAAAAGTATGATAAGTTATGGAAGAAAGAGAAGTTTATCTCTATCGTAGATGATGCAGGTTTCAATGAAGCATTCTTTATGCCTGATAGAAACAATGGTTCAGATTCTGAGGAACTAGAGATCAAACAGAAAGGTGTTGAAGCAACCAGAGCAGAGTTGAACAGAGCATTCAAAAAGCACATGAGTTCAAAGATGCAGAACAAAACCATTCTAAATAGATTCATTGCACAGATAGCATGATTGTTGATGACGTTGCACAGACCATTCGTAAGATAACGAGTGGTCTCCCTGATGTAAAACACTTACCAGAAGATCCTTACCGAAGTATTGTTAAGGATGATATCGTCATTAATAATGAAATGTGGACATGTACTGGTCTTAGAAAGATACATTTAGAAACTTGTAAAACAAAATACTTAGATGTACTTCACTGTGTATTATTTCCAGAACCCAGATATAAATTACCTATCTTTGGATGTGATATAATAGCAAACAATCGTATAGTCACTGCTGCTATCGTAGATATATCTCCTGTTAAAGGAGTTAGGGCAGAGTTCTATAAAGATATAAAACCAATAAGTGAAAGATATATGGATTTTGATTTTCGTAAACTACCTGAGTGGGCAGATATATTTTCTCCTCATTGTAAGTTTATGAGATTGCATAAGCAAACTGAACAGATAATGTATGTGCAATTATTAGAGGAGTATCTTCAAGTATATGTAAATGCAGTAAGTAAGGCAGAGAAGTGTATGGATATAGATGCTACCTATGATAGATATCAAGACCAGGTATATTATTGTCAGCAACAAAAACGAAATAAAAAAACTGAAGCAGTATTAGGTTCATGGTTCGACCCAACTTGGGCAAAACATTATATAGATAATGTATTATTTGATAAACCAAAACCTTTTGTTAACCTGTGACAATATAATATCTGTCCACTCAAGGCTTCATTTCTTATACAATGCATGCTATACTATGTGTATAGACAACAAAGAAACCCATGCCATTCCAAGCAAAATTCACAGAAGACGAACTACTCACATACTTCAAGCAGTTCGGTTCAGACATATCTGCAGAGAACGTTAAGTCTGCTGCAGCACACCTTGGTGTAAAAGTTCAGAGTGTCACAAAACGCATGAACAAAATCTCTCGCCTTCAGAAGGTAGGTCGTGGTAAGTGGTGCTTAACTGCTAGTGAGATACTCAAAGCATATGAAGCACCTGCAGCAACAAAACCTGCACCAGAGACAAGATCATACATTCCTTCTAAGAATGCTGAGTTTGTACCATTTGGAAACTATAGTCCACTCAAGAAGATTATACAATCCAAGATGTTCTATCCTGCATTTATTACAGGACTATCAGGTAATGGTAAGACCTTATCAGTAGAGCAAGCATGTGCAACGCTCAACAGAGAACTTATCAGAGTAAACATTACTATTGAAACAGATGAAGATGACCTTCTTGGCGGTTTCCGTCTTGTTAATGGCGACACCGTTTGGCACAACGGTCCTGTTATCGAAGCCCTTGAACGAGGTGCAATCTTGCTCCTTGACGAAATCGACCTTGCCTCTAACAAAATCCTCTGCCTTCAGAGCATCCTTGAGGGAAATGGTGTTTTCCTTAAAAAGATTGGCAGATACGTTAGACCCACCGCAGGATTCAACGTCATCGCAACCGCAAATACTAAGGGTAAAGGTTCAGACGACGGAAGATTTATTGGAACTAACGTGCTCAACGAAGCATTCCTTGAGCGATTCCCTGTCACCTTCGAGCAAGACTACCCCTCTGCCTCAACAGAAACAAGAATCTTAATCAACAATGGTTGTGATAAAGATTTTGCAGACAACCTAGTCAAGTGGGCAGGTGTTATCCGTAAGACATTCTTCGATGGTGGTGTAGATGAGGTTATTACAACTCGTAGACTTGTACACATCACTCAAGCATACTCTATCTTTGGAGATAAGTTAACTGCTATCAAGAATTGTGTAGCACGTTTCGATGATGATACTAAGAACTCATTCCTTGATTTGTACACAAAAGTTGACGCAGGTGAAGAAATACTTGACAAAGAGGAGAACTCTGAGGTAGAATAACTGTATGAGAAAATACAGTGAAGATGAAATCTTAAAAGAGATTTCTGAATATGTTGACAAAACCTACGGAGCACATTACTCTGTAGGTAGTGTTCAAACACTAGATCTTATTGAATCTGTCGGAGACGCAAAGGCATTCTGTAGGAGTAATATCCTAAAGTATGCCTCTCGTTATGACAAAAAAGGTACAGCACGTAAGGACATCATCAAGATAATCCATTACGGAATGCTACTATTACATTTTAATGATAAACATGACGGTAATTACCAAACCCACAATTGAAGTACTTAAGAACTTTTGTTCCATCAACAAATCTATTGTTATTAAACCAGGCAATCAAATTGCAACGCTCAGTATTAACAAGAACATACTTGCTATCGCTGATGTCGAAGAACAATTTGATTCGCAAATCTCTATCTACGACTTGGGTGTATTCCTTGGAGGTCTATCTCTGTTTGACCAACCTAAGATCGATACAACAGCAGAAAATTATCTGACAGTAAGTGATACACATGGTCGTACAAAGACAAGATTCTTTTATGCTGACCCTGATATTATTACTCAACCTCCTGAGAAAGAAATTGAATTACCTTCAATAGATGTCAAGTTTAATCTTGAAGCAGGTGTATTGAATCAATTACAACGTGCAGCAAGTGTATATCAATTACCTGATTTATGTTTGTTCTCTGCTGACGGTGTAATGCAGTTGTCTGTCACAGATAAAAAGAATGATAGTTCAAATAGTTATAGTGTAGAAGTTGGAGAGTCTACAGAAGAGTTCTGTTATTGTTTTAAAGTTGAGAACTTAAAATTATTACCAGGTACTTATCAGGTTTCAGTTAGTAAACATAATGTTGCATCCTTTAAGGGTGATGGGATAAAATATTTTATAGCACTAGAACCAAATTCATGAACATATTCGTTACAGATCCATCCCCAACATTATCTGCTCAACGATTACCAGACAAACACATAGTAAAGATGCCATTAGAAACATGTCAGATGTTATCTATTGTTTGTTCTGAGAAGTGGGGTCATGGGTATGGTGACCTACATCGTCTCGATGGTCAACCATACAAGACAGAGAGAGGTGCATTTCGTAATCATCCTTGCACCATATGGGCAAATGAGTCTACCGCAAATGCATGGTGGTTGCTTGCACATGGTCTTGCAATGTGTTTAGAATATACACATCGTTATGGCAAGACACATAGTTGCGAACCAACATTGATGGAAGCAACAGAACTAATACCTTCTGCTGAGTATCCATACAAACCTACAACATTTGCATTCGCAGGTCCTGATCAATTCAAACATGATCAGACTATTGACATCTTTACCAAGTATAAAAGATACATTGCATCTAAACCTTGGGTAGCAACTAATTACCTTCGTGATCCATCTCGCAAACCAGAGTGGGTATGAGAGCAGACAGACATTGGGATCCAGTAGAAAATCTAGAGAAAGAACTTCTAACTGAACTAGAAGGTATCACCAAACAACTTGGTGGTAATATGACTAAATTGACTAGAGCAGATTCTACTGGTAGAATGAGCAAAGTCATTGAAATTGAATACAACATTACTACATCATGAGTGATTTTTTATGGGTGGAAAAATACAGACCGAAGAATATCGAGCACTGTATTTTACCACCATCTGTGAAATCTACGTTCACAAGTTTCGTAGAACAGGGTGAGATTCCCAACTTACTTTTATCAGGCACAGCAGGTGTCGGTAAAACAACTATTGCAAAAGCATTATGTAATGAACTAGGAGCAGACTTCTATGTCATCAATGGATCAGACGAGGGAAGATTCCTCGATACGGTCAGAAACCAAGCAAAAAACTTTGCTGCAACTGTATCACTTACAGCAGGAGCAAAGCACAAAGTCCTTATCATCGATGAGGCAGACAACACTACACCAGATGTACAACTCTTACTTCGTGCATCGATAGAAGAGTTCCAGAAAAATTGTAGATTTATATTTACTTGCAACTTCAAGAACAAGATCATTGAACCTCTACACAGCAGAACAACTGTAATAGATTTCAATGTTCGTGGTAAAATTAAACAACAACTTGCAGCATCATTCTTTGCAAGATGTAAAGGTATCCTTACTGCTGAAGATGTCACTTTCTCAGAGAAAGTTCTTGCTGAAGTTGTTAACAAATATTTTCCAGACTTTAGACGTACCTTAAATGAATTACAAAGGTATGCGTCTACTGGAAGTATTGATACTGGTATCCTTGCTACTTTGGGGGATGCTAAGATTGATAGTCTAGTTGCAGCATTAAAAGCAAAGAAGTTTAATGATGTCAAGAAGTGGGTCACACAAAATATAGATAGTGATCCTCAATCTATCATGAGAACATTATATGATAGTCTTTCCTCTATCATGACACCTCCTAGTATTCCTGCAGCAATTCTAATTATTGCAGACTATCAATACAAGGCAGCATTTGTTGTCGATCAAGAGATTAACCTATTGGCATGTTTAACTCAAATCATGGTGGAGTGTAATTTCGATGTATCTTAAAACTCCACTAAGATATCCTGGCGGTAAGTCTCGTGCTGTTAAAAAGATGGCACCATACTTTCCTGACTTTAATAACTACAAAGAGTTTCGTGAACCATTCTTAGGTGGTGGTAGCGTTGCTCTGTATGTGTCACAGATGTACCCTCACTTAGATATATGGGTAAATGATTTATATACACCTCTAGCAACATTCTGGAAAGTTTTACAGACAGAGGGAATAGAATTATATAATGAACTTGTACAATTAAAGTCAAGACATCCAGATCCTGCATCAGCAAGAGGTTTATTTAATGATGCAAAAGACTATCTTGCTCAAGGTAAAAAAGAAGATTTTCATATTGCTGTTTCATTTTATATAATTAATAAATGTAGTTTCAGTGGTCTATCTGAGTCTTCATCATTTTCTCCTCAAGCATCAGATTCAAATTTCTCAATGAGAGGTATAGAAAAACTTAGGTTCTATGAACAAGTGATTCAGAAATGGTCTATCACACATCTCAGTTATGTTCATATGATGCCAAACAGTAAAGAGGTATTTACATACTTAGATCCTCCATATGAAATCAAATCAAAGTTGTATGGTAAGTCAGGTAGTATGCACAAAGGATTTGATCATGATGAGTTTGCTCATGTATGTAATACATGTATAGGAGATCAGATGGTATCTTACAATTCTTCTAACTTAATTAAAGATAGATTTCATGGGTGGAATGCATATGAGTATGACCACACATACACAATGAGATCAGTAGGTGATTATATGACAGATCAACAACAACGTAAGGAACTTGTATTAACTAATTATGGCATACGATGAACGCTATCCACTAAAGGATTATCTAAACTCTATCAATCTTAATAAGAATAATCTTATGGATGAAGATAGTGATCCTGCATGGAAGTCAAAGTATCCTGCGTACATAATAAACAAGTGTATGTCACATCATATGGATACTGTGATGTATGCCAATGAGATGAATCAGTATTCATTTCTAGATTCAAAAATGCAATATGATTTTTATATACATATTGTTAGACCTAAAAGGAGATTTTCTCCTTGGGGTAAAAAAAAGAAGATAGATGATCTCGACCTTGTGAAAAGGTACTATGGATATAGTACAGATAAAGCAATACAAGCACTTAGGATCCTATCCCCAAACCAAATTGATTACATTAAAGACAAACTGAACAAAGGGGGTAAGAAATGATTACTGAAGTACCGTGGACTAAGGATGATATGGTGGAGATATCTTTAAAGGAACCTGACGATTTCTTAAAGGTAAGAGAAACTCTCACTAGGATTGGGGTAGCATCCAGAAAAGAAAAGAAGTTATATCAATCATGTCACATACTGCATAAGAAAGGGCAGTATTACATAGTACATTTTAAAGAACTGTTTGCACTTGATGGTAAGAGAGCAAATTTATCTGAGAATGATGTACAAAGACGTAATAGAATTATTAAACTTTTATCTGATTGGGGTCTTGTAGAGATCGTTAAAGTAGATGAAGTTAAAGATGCAGCACCTTTGAGTCAGATCAAGGTGATAGCATATAAAGAAAAGCATGACTGGACACTTGAGTCTAAGTATAACATAGGTAAAAAGAAACCAGTTAATGAATGATAACTATCGTTGGCGACCAGAGTGGATTAGGTCACCTGGTTGGATCTTCGCTGAAGTTCCCGATACAGTTCGTTCTGAGTTAGAAACTTGTATAAATGAAAGAGGTGATGATGCTCGCAATACTTTAGGTGGGCATCTTGAACAATCTTGGCATCTTCCTATAAGGGAACATACCAAAGAGTTCACAAAAGATTTAAGTTGGAATTACATTAAAGAGTTTGGAACTACACTTAGTATGGGTTTTGGGGAAGAACTTCATGATCCTGAGAAGGTAGACTTTGAATTGAAAAAATTATGGGTCAACTATCAAAAGAAACATGATTTTAATCCTTTACATATTCATTCTGGTATTTTTTCGTTTGCTATTTGGGTGGTAATCCCATATGATATGAAGAAAGAGAAGGAGAGATATAAAGAATGTAATAATCAGGAGACAGCATCTTTTCAGTTTCAATGGAATAGTCCTTTAGGAGGACTGGATGCTCAACATATCCCATTAGATAAATCATGGGAATGGAAGATGGCACTATTTCCATCCAGAATGTATCACGGAGTCAATCCATTTTATACTACAGATGACTACAGAGTGTCAATATCAGGAAATCTATATATAGTAGACAGATAATAAAATATCATGGCAGAAGCAGTAAAAGAGAAACCCAAAGGTCCTCTAGGTAAACTTAAAGAAGCAGTTGATGATAAAGAAGAGCAACTGATGTATCTAGCGACACTGATAAGAGTGATCGTTCTCATCTGGTCCGCAGGAATTTTAACTTTGAACTACGTCAAAATACCAGGTTATGATGCAGGAGAAAAGATTGATCCAACTTTTATAGCTTCGGTCTTCACAGGCACTTTAGCTACTTTTGGCGTTCAAACAGGAGGCAAGAAGAAGAAAGGTGATAGTGATCCTGGTAGTGCTAACATATCTAAAAAAGATATGGAGTTTCTTATTGCTAAGGCATCTGAAACTGCACCTGCTCAAACCATCAGGATTGAATCTGCTCCTGTAAAAATTGTCCCAAACGATAAGTAAACATCATGCAAAAAATTATTAACGGAATCGCTATCTTCTCAGGTGCAGTAGCACTTGGTGTAGTAGGACTAGGTGGATATGTATTCATCAGAAAGGATGCTATCATTGATAGTGTGAAAGAAAAAGCAATGGAAGCAATCATGCCTTCTGTAGGTGGTGGCATTGAGAGTGCCCTTCCAGATGTCACTGGTGCACCAGTTCCCTTGCCTTCAATGCCATGAACAAGTGGATTGGAATAAGTCTAGGGGGAATCTTAGGTATATCCCATATTGGAATGATAGGATATATCGCCACTAGCAATAAAAGTGCATTACCTAACTTGGATATACCTGTAGGTGACTATACATCTTATGTTGTATCTGCTGATAAAGACGGATACAAGATAAGTTATAGTGCTAACGATCCAAAGACAGCATTAATTACTAAGGACATCAAAGAGAAAGGTGGTTTCTTAGGACTAGCAACAGAGACAACTCAGATCACTGAAGAGTACTTCTTAGATGGTAAGACTAATCAGGGAGGTGCTGTATCTAACAAGAGATCTTGGATTGATCAACCACCTGGTTTGACAGCATCACAGACAGAAGAGATAGTTGCTGCCCGAAAAAGCGAAGCATGTATCGAAGCAGTTGGATCAGCAAAAGGTACAGGAAGACTCGTGGGGACAAGTATTGGTGCTAGTGCTGCTCCTACTCTTAGTAGTATCCCCTTTGTTGGTTGGGTTGCTGCTGGCTGGGTGGCTATGTTTGGTGGTGACCAAGGTGCTAACATAGGTGGCAGTATGGCAGAAGACCTAAATAAAAATTGTTAGATTAAAATTATGAAAAAAACAGAGACTGCGGAGCAGTTGCTACAAA